ATTAGAATCATAAACTGCAGTTGCATATCCCAAATAATTATTGGCACCTGTCTGACCAGCATTACTATCTGTTTTCCATGCAACTAAATTTGTAGCTGATAATGCATTAGCAAAACCTGTGTTACTAAAGTTATCATTATCTAACCCACGACCTTCAATCCAATTTGATGTAATAGGGAAGCTCCATATATCAAAATTTTCTGGCACCGTATCAGTAGATGGCGTATTAAACATATAAATGTAAGCAGATACAGTTGAATCAGTTCTTGGGTCGGGATACTTACCAGTGCTTACAATACCAGCACTTAGAGAAGTAAGACCAAACTTAACCAACATTCTTGCCCACTCTTTCCTGTCATCACGGCGATCATTAACTTTATTCCACACTTCTAATACTGGTGTTAAACCAAAATTAGCAGTTGTAGAATATTCCGTAATCCAAGTATCTATTTTTGAAAATGCTCTTGCGTAGCTCATTTTATTCTCTCATTAATATCCGCCACCGCCTGCAGTAGTGCCTGCACCGCCGCCGGCACCGCCACCGCGGTTTTCGGTTGATCGACCAATAATATCAAAATTAGGATACTTTAACTCCCACACTGCATCTTCTGGAAATTTTAATATACCTGCCGATGAATTAGCTTCGATATTAAATTGAGTACCAGAATAGTTCCTACCACTTATAGTACCATACTTATTGTTAATTTTAAGTAAGGGAATTGATTTAACTTTTGCCAAAGATTGAATCCTGGCCTGCATTTCTGATACTACAATACTATCATTAAAATTAGTTCGGGCTGTATCCAATATTCTTTGAATAAGTAAAATAACCTCCATCATTGCCTCAGCATCATTTACACCTTCTGCAGGTGCAATAGTGAAATCCACCCCTATATTAATTATCCTTCCGTTTGTTATTTTTATATTATCTGAAAAAGATTTAAATTGTTTCAAATACACTTCAATGTTATTTTTAATAACAGATGCCGGAAGCGTTAATTGTAAATCAGAGTTTCTTGTTACTACAAACAGTTCTACGCCTAAATTATTTGTTACACTTTTTCTTACAAAACTTCTAAACACTGTACCAAATTGAGCGGGCATCGCCATCAGTCTTGTCTGATAGTCTTGTAAAGTGACACATCGCATTTGTGATGCCATATTATTAACAGCGTTAGTCCTAATAGATTCAATTGTTTCAGCTTGTTCGCCGCCGCTAGCTTGCTCCACATTATTACAAATCACACTATCAAATATATTTCTTACTACATTAGCAGACAAAGATTCAATATTTGGTTGAGAAAATTGCAACTCTTTATTAACAAATCTCTTTAGAGTATTTGGCCCGGCATTAGTGGTTACTCCGCCACCAGATCTATAATTAATAGTAATGTTTGTGTGTTGAGGAGCTACACCAAGCGATTTAGTTTTTAAAAAATTAGTGGAATCAATTGCCGCAGGCGCAAAACCGGAAGGCGAACCCCGCAATGTTGGTGGTAAAACAAAATCATTAGGGTTAGGAATTATTTCACTATCAGACTCTGTTAATACTCCAGAGCCAAATCGTATAGAAGTAAGCCCTGTCGGCTCTCTTTCTACCACATACCTTTTAGGTACTCTCTTCAATCTCATTACATAACCCGCATCACCAGAGCTACTGCTTGTATTAACTTCGCCTATAAAAATAGTATCTCTTGCCAAATTATCAACTCCATAATATTCGGACCCATCTGAAGCTGAAACAGAAATAACTTCATTAATGTCTGAATCGGGCAAAGTAACTTTAAGAAATTTAATTGGTGCGGCGACTTTATAATTAAAAAGTTTAGTTACCCCTGCAACAGCCGAAACTCCTGTTACTGAAACAGTAGTAACGCCTCCTGCATCTTCATTAACAATTCTATTACTTGCGCTGGCGAAATCAACATTTGATAAAGTTTCAAACGACACCACCGGTTCATAATTAGTAAAAATAGTAGCTCCCTTTTTGAGGGTAAATAAAGTTTCTCCCGAAGTAGTAGTAGTTAGGTCGGCACTTACTGATAAATTAACTACTGCTGGAACTTGATTTTTAGGAGTATAACCTAAATTTTGCGCTAACGATACAATATTTTTTGTTTCAATAGCTCTGCTAATATAAGATTCATTAACTTGGCGATCTATATTAAAGGTTAAAATATCACCAACATAAGCCATTAACTCTAATAAGGCCATCCCACCGGATGCATCATTAAAATCACGCCAATCATTTGGAAAATGTCTCTTTACATAATCAATTAAATCAGCTTTGATAGAATCAAAATCTTTAGATAAATAATTGATATCTCTATTTGGGCTACGTGGTGGCATATTATCTCTCAGTATTATTTACAGTAATATTAACAGTGTCACTTAATGCTATTTGATCTACAACCGTATACTGCATCTTTATTCTAATTTTATTGTTTCCTAATGCTGGTTCTTCATCTTGAGTCACCATTCTTAATGATGTTACCTTTATAAATGGTAAATAAGTGGAAATAGCGCCTTCTATTTCCAACCTTATCTTTTCAAAAGTTTCATTTTGGCTTATAGGCTCAAATAATTGACCTTGTAAAACAGAAATATTGGTGCCTAAATCTCCATGCATTACTCTTTCACCTCTGGTTGTTAATAAGAGAGTTTTAATATCCTCTCTAATAGATGAAAGTGTATCTTGATTACCTTGAAAAAAACCTCGCTTATAAGACTTTAAAGGAAATTTTAAATTTATAGAATTAACACTTGCCGCATATTTCTCTTTTTGAGCAATAATTTGCCGTCTATCTTGATCAGAAGAAACATATCCATCGGGGTAAAATGGATCTATGGTGGTCGCCCCACCTTCTTGAGTAAAATTTTCTCTCGGCATTATTAAATCTCAATTAACAAATTGGTTTTTACTTAAAAAATCTGTTGCTCTAATAAATAGTTTATCTAAAACTTCTTTTTGTTCAGAAAATAATTCTATCAATTCTTCACTACTTTCATTAATAGATTGTGTGGCAAGACCCAACGACGAAGGATTTTCTACATCACCACTATTGGTTTCTATAGGCGCTGTAAATCGAGGGTTCTCCGTGCCGCCAATAATAGCTTCAAAATTAATTTGTTGACTTATGTTTCGAGTTTTCGTTCTAGCAGGGTGCATTAACTTAGGAGGTCTTTCTATGGATTGTGTAAATCCAGGCACTGTTGTGTGGCCATACACAGCACGACCCGATGGATCAGTGCCTGTTCTTATTCTTACGCGGCGCGCCGGTATATTAATAATTTCAGGCTCTTGTGACACATATCTAGCTGGCTGGACATATCTATCTTTATGTTGAATAGTTTTTTCTAAATTTAACTCTATTTTTGGTATTGCATGCTCATGCTGTACAAAAGCTCCTAAAAAAACTTGCATAGTATTTGCCATACCCGATAAACCATCTAGCATACCTTTCATCAATTCATTTGTGTATTGTTGATGTTTTATTAACTTTTCCCCTAGCACTTGGCGATAAAGCGCACCTGACTCAACGCGAGATGATATATTGTAAATTTCATCGGCAATATTAACAATCATTGCCTTATCCTCACCTTCTAATTTATCAGGCTGTGTTTTATTTGGATCACTTTGAATAATATATTCACCGAGCCTTTTAATAGAGCTATCCACAAAGTGTATGGTTTTAGTGCGAGTTATGCCTATAGAGGGGTCATAAGTTTGCATAGGAACATCATTTTCACTTTGAAATGTAGTAGCAACACCAGTTCCGTTACCACTTGTATATTGCTGCTGAATAGTGTTAGGCGTTATAGATAGGCCAGATTCTGTTAATTGTGTATTTTGGCCTTTGCCAACAAAAGTATAATTATTCTGTATTCGTTTATTTGATACTTGGCCCTCTTCTAATATTCCTTGCTCTAAAACCCCATCCTTATTATTTCTATTAAAAGAATGCCTAACATAAGTTTTACTTCTACCTTGCTGTACAACATCACCATAAGTGACAGGAATGGAAATATTTTTAAACTTATCGGATGGTGACTGATTAACATATTTTTCTCTTAACTTCTTTACATCAAAAGAAAAACCATATTTATAGACATTAGCAGTAGTTTGTTGATTACCTACATAACTTCGTGCATAGCTTATATTAAGAGCAGTGCCATCATTAACTCTGCCTACATAATAACCAGCGCTTGAAACTTCTGGTGTCTCTTTTAATATTAAAACTTCTTCTCCGATCTCAGGAATACATAGATTATGCATTGGCAATAATGGAGGATAATAAGTTTTTTCTATTTTATATTCGGGTGAATCAGTATCGTCATCGTATCCTATTAATTTAGCATATACACTAAATGGCGGGTTCATTGCGGCTTGAAGATAATTAGAAGTTGTTTTAAAATTAATATCTATAACTACACCTTTAAAAATAAGCGTAGGTATTTTACTCTCTACAATCCCTTGCGAAGATTGAAAAGCAGTTTGAACGAAATCAGTACCTCTATCTAATTGTCTTACTAAATCGTCACCACCTATTTTCATTCCGGCTTCTCTTCTTTTATTTCAACATCTTTAATTTTTACACCATTTTCTAACAATAAGTTTTCCAAGAAAAGTAATTCTTTTCGTGTTTGAGTTATTTTATTAGTGACTGTTTCCAACGCCTCTAACATACTATCATACACCATTAATAACTCACAATATCGCTCTGCATTTTCTTGTAACTCTTTTTCATCCATATCAACCTATGAAATCTTCTCTAACAGAGAAATAATTCATCTTTAT